ATTCAGTCTTACACGGAAAACCAGTTCCCTGAGACTTATCTTGCTGATGGCAGTGCTGTGTCTTCCACGACACAGATCAACACTTTCATCACGCAAGCGGAGCAGCGCATCTTTAACACGGTGCAGTTTCCATCATTGCGAAAGAACGTCACAGGCGTAACTACGCTGAACAATAAATATCTCTCATGCCCCGGCGACTTCTTGGCCGCGTATTCTTTGGCGGTTATTGATGCCACCGGTGCGTATGAGTACCTGTTGAACAAGGATGTGAACTTTATTCGTCAAGCTTACCCACAGCCGACTGATACAGCTATCCCGCGTTACTACGCCATATTTGGGCCGACGACTTCTGGCTCTACGATAACGGATGAGCTGTCTTTTATCTTAGGTCCCACACCTGATGCAGCTTATACAGTTGAGCTGCACTATTACTACTACCCAGAGTCAATCACCACCGCTGCTGATGGCCGTACATGGTTGGGTGATAACTTTGATTCTGTGCTGTTGTACGGCTCTTTGGTGGAGGCATACACCTTCATGAAAGGCGAAACCGATATGGTCACCTTGTACAACACTAAGTACAACGAAGCGCTTGCGTTGGCTAAACGTCTGGGTGATGGTATGGAGCGTCAGGACGCGTACCGTTCTGGTCAATATAGACAGGCGGTGACCTGATGGCGATTACTCAAGGCGCAACAAACACTTTCAAGCTCGGGCTGCCAAAAGGCAACTTTGACTTTGATGTGGATACATTCAAGATCGCGCTGTACACCGGTGCAGCGTCGATTGGCCCAGACACAACTGCGTACACAACTGACGGCGAAGCTACCGGTAGTGGATATACCGCTGGTGGTGAAACATTGACGATCACCCAAGCACCTACAATCGGTAACCAAACAGGCAACGCAGTTGTTTACTTGTCGTTCGCAAACGTCACATGGAACGCATCTTTGACTGTCCGTGGCGCGTTGATCTACAAGTCAGGCTCCGGTAACCCATCAGTATGCGTGCTGGACTTCGGCGGCGATAAAACCTCAACCACAACTTTCACGGTGCAGTTCCCCGCTGCTACCAATACAGCGGCAATCATTCGCATTTCTTAAGGAGCCCACATGTTTAACGACAAAGCCCAATCTACCGACACCGTTGCCGCAGGCTTGGTGGCAGGTGCACAATCATCTAACGTTGCCAAAGGTGGCGGCGTGTTTCACTTTCAATGCGTTGACAAAGATGGCAATGTGAAGTGGGAAGAGCACACCCATAACCTCGTGGTGAACGAAGGTCTGCAGGATATGAACACTAACTACTTCAAAGGTAGTTCATACACCGCCGCGTTTTACTTGGGTTTGATTACTGGCCCCGGTTCAGGTACTAGCTACGCTGCTACTGACACTTTGGCTTCACATGCTGGTTGGACCGAGTTCACCAACTATTCTGGTGCACGCAAATCTGTGACTTTTGGTTCGGCTACCTCTGCTGACCCATCTGTGATTGCCACTTCATCTGCGGTGTCTTTCACAATCAGCAGCTCTGGTGGTACTGTGGCTGGTGCGTTCTTGTGTACTGTGTCAAGCGGCACCTCTGGTGTGTTGTTCTCTGAAGCCGACTTCCAATCGCCGGGCGACCGCGTGGTTGTGTCTGGCGACACATTGAACGTGACATACACCTTCAGCCTCGACGCAGCCTAATACACAGGGAGCCCCCTGTGCTTGGGTTCACCCCACTTGCAACCGTACCGTTGGCTGTGTCCAACGCGGGAGCAACTTACCTTGGTGAAATTCAAGAAGCAGCCACCGTGGATCAAACTACATTGGTTGCGGTCGCAAATTTTGTTTCCAGTATTACTGAGCTATCAGCTGGTTCAGACAGTGTTACGGTTGCGGCGTCAAACTTTGTAGCCGCCATCAGCGAGTCAGCCGCGGTATCAGAGACCGTTGCTGCTTTGATTGTGTTTGTTTGTGCGATTGAAGAAGCTACAACAGGCTCTGACGTATTCTCTGCGTTGGTTACTTTTGCGACAGCTATTAACGAAGCTAGTACTGTTTCTGAAGAAGTAGCCGCTGTTGCCACGTTTGTGGGCGTGCTTGCTGAGTCGTCCGTTGCGTCGGACACGGTTGTTGGGGGGCTCGTATTTGATGCGGCTATTTCTGAAACAGTTGCTGGCCTTGATACACCATCAGCGCTGGCTGGTTTTATGGCGGCCGTTATTGATACTGTTTCTGGATTGGACACCCCAAGCGCCAACGTTGTTTTCCCTGCGGTGGTTTCTGACACGGCTACAGGCTCAGATAGCACCAGCGTAGCCGCTTCAACGTTCAATGCTGCTGTGTCAGATACGGTTAGTGCAGTCGATCAGTTCTTGGCAGCGGCAGTGTTTTTCGCTACCATTCAAGGTAGCGCGGTCGGCGCAGATACGGTCGTTGCACGATACCTTTGGGAGTTGATTGACGATTCCCAAAACGCAAATTGGGCGACCATAAACGACGCACAAGCACCCGGGTGGACGACAATCGACGATGCCCAACCGACCACATGGGCGGTGATTGGGACCGACAACGCATAAAGGCATCACATGGCAATCGTTTTAAAAGACAGAGTTAAAGAAACCACAAACACAACCGGCACATCTGATTTTGTGTTGGCTGGTTCAGCGGCTGGCTATCAGGCATTTTCTGTCATTGGCGCAAACAACTACACTTATTACTGCTGTTTCGATCAAGCCACGGGTGATTGGGAAGTAGGCTACGGCCAGTACACCACCACGGCTGGCGGTACGTTGGTGCGTAGCGCCGTGCTGTCAAATAGCGCCGCCACGACAAGCAAAGTTTCATTTGGCGCTGGCCCCAAAGATGTGTTCATCACTTACCCAGCAGAAAAAGCCATCTACGAAGAAGAGACCGGCAACGTCTTGATTGATGGGGGCCCAATCACTGTGATTGGTACAGGTGTTACTGGGTACACAACATTCTCCGCCGCTTTGGGTGAGATGTACGCTGACATCAACTCGTTTGCTCAGTTCTACGCTCAGAACTTAAATGACGGTTCAGAGGCTTCAGCCGACTTCGTTGCGTATAACGACCTTGGTGATGGCACGTTTAACTTTGTTGACGTTGGTATCAACAGCTCAAACTACAGTTCGGCCACATACCCAATCTTCACGCCCGGCTCTGCCTACCTGTTTAACGACGGCGGAGAGATGTTTGTCGGTAGTGCTACAGATGACTTGGTGCTGTTTGCTGGCGGTACCGATGTGGCCGATGAGGCTGTACGTATTGATAAGACGACCAAGGCCGTCACGACTGTTGGTGATGTAAACGTTGGCGACGCATTGGATGTGACAGGCGCAGCCACGTTTGGTTCGACTGTGTTGTTGAACGCCGACCCAACACTCAACCTTCAAGCCGCCACTAAACAATATGTGGACACTGCGGTGTCTACTGGCTTGCACTTGCACCAACCCGTGCGTGTGGCTACTACTGGCAACTTGACCGCCACATACAACAACGGTGCATCTGGTGTCGGTGCTACGCTTACAAACTCTGGTACGCAGGTGGCGCTGTCTATTGACGGCATCAGTCTTTCTGCCAACGACCGTGTGTTGGTATGGCAGCAAACATCGGGTGCGCAAAACGGTGTTTATGTTGTCACCACTGTAGGTTCAGGCTCAACAAATTGGGTGTTGACACGCTCCGCCGACGCGAACAACTACGACCCACAGACTGATACAGGTTTGGGCGGTGGCGACTACTTCTATGTGCAAGAGGGTACCACTGGTGCTGGTGACTCTTATGTCTGTACCAACACAGGAACGATCACCTTCGGTACGACAGCAATTACATTTGCCCAGTTCAGCGGTGCAATCACATACACCGGCGGTACAAACATCACTGTATCGGGCCAAACAATCAGCGTGTCAGGCACGATTGCAGCCACTTTGGGTGGCACAGGCACAAGCACAGTCACAACAGGTGATCTGTTGTATGGCTCAGGTACAAACACTTGGGGCAAGTTGGGTATTGGTTCTGCATACCGCTCTCTGGTGGTCAACGCTGGTGGTACAAACGTCGAATGGAACGCAGTTGCCTTGAACCAATCAGGCGCGATTTCTGGTGCGTTGCCAGCCACTAACGGTGGTACTGGGTTGACTTCATACAACGTAGGTGAGTTGATCTATTCAAACACCACGACCACGTTTGATGTGGTGACCCGCAACACCACAACGACCAAGAAGTTCTTGAGCCAGACCGGTACAGGTACAGCCGCACAAGCGCCTGTGTGGGAGCAACCTGCCGCGTCTGACATTACAGGGCTAGCACCATCGGCCACAACGGATACAACCAATGCAAGCAACATCACGTCTGGCACGCTTGGCACCGCACGGCTTTCTGGGTCTTACACAGGAATTACTGGTGTCGGCACTCTTGCTGCTGGTACTTGGAACGCTAGCACTATTGCTGCTGGTTACGGCGGCACTGGGCAGTCTTCTTACGCTGTGGGGGACTTGCTCTACGCAGATACGACGACTTCTCTTGCCAAACTAGCTGATGTCGCGGTAGGTAACGCGCTTATCTCTGGGGGTGTTGGCTCCGCGCCAACTTACGGCAAGATTGGTTTGGCCACGCATGTAAGCGGCACACTCCCCGTGGCCAATGGCGGTACAGGTAACACCACCAATCAAGCTGCTTCAGTTGCTAATGCGTTGACAATTAGTAGCCCTTTGAGCGGCACAAGTTACAACGGGTCAACAGCGGTAAGTATTGCGCTAGCTTCCGGTTACGGGGATACACAAAACCCATTTGCTTCAAAGACAGCCAATACATTCTTAGCTGCGCCCAACGGTACAGCGGGTGCGCCTACATTCCGTGCAATTGTTGCGGCTGATGTTCCAACTTTGAATCAAAACACAACCGGTACTGCAAGCAATATTACTGCGTACACGATTAACCAAAGCGTAGGCACAAGCAACAACGTGCAGTTCAACTCTCTTGGTGTTGGCACTGCGGGTTCTGGAACAGCAGGCGAAATTCGTGCGACAAACAACGTCACTGCGTACTACTCTGACATCCGCTTGAAAACCAAGATTGGTGACATTTCTGACCCGCTTGGCCAAATTCGCCAGATCGAGACCATGATCTATCACGCCAACGAGACCGCTGTAGCTCTTGGTTATGACGCATCAATTATTGAAGTTGGCCTTAACGCGCAGTCAGTGCAGAAGGTTCAGCCATATGTGGTAGCCCCCGCCCCTATTGACAGCAAATATCTAACAGTTCGCTACGAACGCCTTGTGCCGTTGCTAGTGGAAGGTACAAAAGCGCTTGAAAACATTGTGATCGCCCAAGAGGAGCGCATTTCCAAACTTGAGGCCCTAGTGGCAAAATTGACACAACAAGGAATTTAAATGTCCAGCACATATTCACCAGACCTGCGCATTGAACTCATCGGCACCGGCGACCAATCCGGTGTGTGGGGCGCGACCACAAATAACAACATGGCTTATGTTCTTGAGCAGGCCATCGCCGGTTATGTTTCCGTAGCGGTATCGTCTGCCAACCAAGCGCTTACATACGTCAACGGTGCTACTTCTGTTGCAGCCGACAACCAATCGGTCCACGCTTCGATTGCTTTGACAACTTCTACCGGTGCAAACTTTGCCGTTTATGCGCCACCTGCGTCTAAGCAGTACACGATCTATAACGCGTCAAGCTATACCGCTACGATCTACAACTCAACTGTGATCGGCAACACAACTGCTGCTGGTACTGGCGTGACGATTCCCGCCGGTAAAACAATGACTGTGTGGAGCGACGGCACAAACTTTGCCCAGCAAAACACACACCTTACATCTCCATCGTTCACAACCCCAGCATTGGGTACACCAACTTCAGGCACGCTGACCAACGCTACGGGCTTACCTATCTCCACCGGTGTTTCTGGTCTGGGTACAGGCGTGGCTACTGCTTTAGCTGTGAACGTAGGTTCTGCTGGTGCGCCCGTTGTAAACGGTGGCGCGTTGGGTACTCCCTCTTCCGGTACTTTGACTAACGCAACCGGGCTACCTCTTTCTTCTGGCGTAACAGGTACGTTGCCGGTAGCGAATGGAGGTACAGGCGCAACATCAATTACCTCCGGCGCCCTTATCAAAGGCGCTGGTACAGGCGCGTTTTCAGCTGCATCTGCTTCGGATATTGTGGGTCAAATTGGTTCTACTGCGGTGACTAATGCTACCAACGCCACCAACGCTACCAACGCTACCAATGCTACCAACGCAACAACCGCATCTACAGTTTCAGCACAATCTGTTAGCGCCGGTACAAATTATGTAAACGTTCAATCACCAAGCGCCATAACATCTTCGTCCTCAACTTACACAAAGGTTAGCGAAGCGCGTGTGTACGCAAGTGGCTCTGTTCGTGTACTCTGGTCTTTGAATATAGTTGGAGAAGGTTTTACTGCATACGGCAAGATTTATATAAACGGCTCTGCTGCAGGGACCGAGCAGTCCACTACTACTTCTTCGACATTTACAGAAGACTACAGCGTCAGCACTGGTGATTTAATCCAAGTGTATGTAAGACAACCGGGCTCTTTCCCGGTATCGGGCATGGTTCTTGGTGTTGGCATTAGTGGTAGCTGTATTTGGCCTCATGCTGCTGCAACCCGGTTCTAAGTAAAAATGCCTTTACCATCCTCCGGCGCAATTTCTATATCTCAAATTCAAACTGAATTTGGGCGTGGGAATAACTTGAACGCGTATCGTGGTACGACGTACTACACGTCGTCAGCCGGACCTTTTACGTTCTCGTCGGGCGCTATCTCGATGAGCAATTTTTATGGTACGCAGGTTAACGCCCCTACATTTAGTTTTACCATATCAACAAACCAAACTGACGCAAACTTGCGGACACTAGCGGTCAACGCGGGGTGGAACCAATCCAGTGCTGTGGTTGCAACGATTGGCTCGGGCGTATATATTTCTGCCAGTTCAACTGGCTCTGCCGCCTTGACAATCAGCGGCAGTTTCCCCGGCGGTGTCACACTTATCAACAACGGCTTCATTGCCGGTCGTGGTGGTAACGGCGGTAACGGCGGCGGTACAAACGCTACAACATCTTTCCCGGGTTCGGCGGGTTCGGCTGGTGGCGGCGCATTGAGCGTATCTGTTGCTGTAACTATTAACAACACTTCTGGAACGATTGGTGGCGGAGGTGGCGGCGGCGGCGGCGGTGCGGCTCGTTATGTTGGTTTCCCTTCAAAGGGCAATATTACAAATAGCTCTGGCGGCGGTGGTGGCGGTGGCGGTCGATCTTCTGCGGCTGCGAACGCAACCGGTGGCACTGCTGGTGCTGGCCGATACGGTAGCCCATTTACTGTTGCTGCTAATGGTGGTACAGGTACAAACAGTGCTGCTGGTGGTGGCGGTGCTGGTGGTCGATCTTTAAATAACACCGTTATTGGTGGCAACGGCGGTGGCGGTGGTGGATGGGGTTCGGCTGGTAGCACGGGAACTGCTGGTTCTGGCGGTGATGGTTCTATTCAAGGCCCATACGGAGGCGGCTCCGCTGGTTATGCGGTGTCTGGTAACACCAATATTTCGTGGTCCGCTTTTGGAACCCGTCTTGGCTCTATTTCTTAAAGGAAGCTAAATGGCTATTGAGTACACATACGAAGTTATTAGCGTTGACGTTGACGCTCGTTGTATGGAGGTGGTCTATCGTTCTGCTGGTAGACAACAAATGCACATGGGCGTGCGTTTGCCATGGGAAGGCGAGTCACTTGAGGCAGTGATTCATGCCCACTCTCCCGTTGTTTATTGGCAAGAGCAAGACCGTATTGTGCAGGCCGTGGCAGTTGGCACTACAGGGAGTATTACGGTTCCTCAATCCGAACAGAGTGACGAAAGCGATCAAGCCAACTATGAAATGCTTTTTGAGGCGAGCGTAGAGCAAAAGGTTGCTAAGGCGCTTGTTAAGTTTGGCGTGCTTCAATCCGACCCAACGTCTGTTGAGGTTACCCAGCTATGAGTTTTCCTGATACAAAAATGGCTTGCGTTTCCAATCTTTGGGTTCGCATGATGCACTTCCAAAAAGCCGGGGACCGAAACGAAGGCCACGTGCATAACTTTGACCACATTACATTGCTTTCAAAAGGCAGCCTTGAGGTTGACGTTGAAGGGCAAAAGACAACATTTAAAGCGCCCCACCTTATCTACATCACAAAGGGAAAACGCCATTTTTTAACTGCGTTGGAAGACGATACGCTAGCTTCGTGTCTACACGCTCTTAGAACGGGCGAAAGAGAAGAAGACGTGCTTGACCCTTCCATGATCCCCGCCGGTATAACCAACCCCGTTGATTCGGGTTTAGCAAAGGCTTTGTGATGTGGATCCGTTCAGCTTACTCATGGCAGCGCAAGCAACCGTTGCGGCAATCCGCAGTGGGTGCGAGATGTTGTCTCAAGGTAAAGCTGAAATTACAAAGACGAAAGCGGCAATTGAAAAAGCCGTTTCTGACGGTAAAGCGATTTATTCAGAACTCGTCGGTCTTTGGGACTGGATTACCGGTTTATTTGGCGCTGCACCGAAGAAGCCTAAAAATACGGCTAAGGACAACCCGCCTACAAAAGAAGTTAAAGGTAAAACCCGTGCAGTGGGTTACAAACCAAAGCCCGTTGAGCAACTGAGTTACGAGGAGTACCAGACCCAAGCCATCCACCAGATTTGCGAACAGCTCAAGACCTTCTTCGAGATACGCAGGCAGTTGCAAGAATACTGTCACGACCTTGAAGAAGAATCCAAAACCACAACCGACATTGAAGGTGCCGCGCTAGACCGGATTCAGATTGAAATGCAGCTTGAACAGATGACCGTTCAGATTCGAGAGACCATGATTTACACGCCCAAGGATATTGGGTTGCAGTCGATCTACACACGGTTCTTGAAGATGTACGACCAGATTCTGGAAGAGCGCGAGTTCGACAGAGCGCTGAAACGCAAACAAGAGATTGACGCAAGATGGCAACGCGAGTACCAACAACAAATCAGGGCAGCCAAGCTGGGGTACGCGGTCGTGGTGCTGGTGCTGGGGGTATGGATGACGGCACTGTTTTCCGCTCTATGAAGGAGTTCTATTGGTGGGTGCTTATCGTAACTTTTTTACTGGCGTTGCTGGGGTTTTCAATCGCATCAGCGTTGTTCTCATACCAACAAGTGCGCAAGGCCGAGGTTATTCTTCAACGTGCCGAGCAGCTTGAGAAGAAGCAGAAACCAAAACTTGAACCAAAACCAGACAAGGAAGAATAAATGTTACCAATCGTTGCTGGCATCGTAGCCAACCTGATTAACAACGGGATGCACAAGGTCGCCGACCAAGTCATCGAAAAGGGCGTGGACGCCGTGCAGGAGAAGCTCGGTATTGAGCTCAAGCCCGAGGGCGAAGCCACACCAGAATACAACGCCAAGCTGCAAGAAGAAGCCAATCGCCACGCCGAGTTCATGGCTGAGCTGGACGAGAAGTCTGCGCAGCGTGCCACCGACATGCAGATGGAAGCGTTGAAGTCATCCGATCAGTTTGTGCGTCGGTTCCTCTATTACTACGCTTGGTTCTGGGGTTTGTTTGCTGCATCGTATTTTTTTGCTGTGTCGTTTTTGGAAGTGCAAAACCGCAATCGCGACTTTGTAAACATCATTTTGGGCTTCTTGATCGGTACCACTATCCCAGCGATCATTGCGTTCTTCTACGGCCAGACCAACAAAGCGCGTGAAGACACCATGAAGCAGATGAAAGAATTGAAGGGTGACAAATGACGCCTGAACTCGCCGACCTGCAAGCAGCCAAGATCAAAGACCCAGCCAAGTGGTTGGAGGCAGTGCGCGTCACTTGCCGAGAGTTCGAGATCAACACCCCCCAGCGCGTTGCTGGGTTCTTGGCCCAGACAAGCCACGAGTCTGGTGGCTACACCATGCTGTCAGAGAACTTGAACTACCGCGCCGCTACGCTGGCTGCGTGCTGGCCGAACCGTTTTGCTGTGCTGGGCCCTGACAAGAAACCCGTCAAGGACGAGAAGGGGAAACTGACCCCCACCGCTGTGGCTAACAGCATAGCCGGTAAGCCGGAGCTCATCGCCAACTTGGTTTACAGCGGTCGTATGGGAAACGGCCCGGCCGAGTCTGGTGAAGGGTGGCTGTACCGCGGGCGCGGATTGAAACAATTGACCGGCAAATTTAATTATGAAAAATGTGGTAAAGATTTGGGCATTGATCTTGTGGGCAATCCTGATTTGCTCCTTGAACCTATTTATGCCGCAAGAAGTGCTGGATGGTTTTGGAAGTCGAATAATCTTTCAGCTTTCGCAGATGTCGGTGACATCAAAGGCATGACCAAGAAGATCAACGGCGGTTTGATTGGGTACGAGCAGCGCCAAGCGTTGTACGATGCGTGCTATGGACAGTGCCGCGCCTAAGTAGGAAAATACAGCCATGCCGTTACAAAAACTTCAATTCCGCCCCGGTGTCAACCGCGAAGGTACAACTCTAGCCAACGAAGGTGGCTGGTTTGAGTGCGACAAGATTCGCTTTCGTTCGGGCTATCCTGAAAAGCTAGGCGGCTGGATTTTGGATACCGGCACTGCACAGGCTTCGCTTCAACCCCCCGCAGGCTCGTATTGGGGTGTTTGCCGTTCGATGTGGAATTGGATTACTCTGACTGGGCAAAACCTGTTAGGGCTCGGAACAAACCTGAAGTTCTATATTCAAAACGGTCCTGACGGTCAGTTCTTTGATGTCACTCCTATCCGCGAAACAGCCACGGGGGTAACAAACGCTTTTACAGTTACCAGCGGTTCAAATGTCGTGGTCGTTACTGATTCCGGGCACGGTGCGCAGACCGGCGACTTTGTGACTATCACTTACGTTGGCGGTGCGATTGGTGGTATGCCAGCATCGGCTATCAACGGCGAACACCAGATCACATATATCAGTTCGAGCCAATATAGTTTTGTTGCCACCTCTTCTGCTACTAGCAACGCAGGGCCAACAGGTACAGCAACTTTTGCGTATCAAATCACCACTGGCTTGGATGTTTACACGGTAGCCGCAGGTTGGGGCGCGGGTGGTTGGGGTGGTAGCAACGTTGGAGGTTCTAACACCGGGTGGGGCCAAGCTGCGACAACAGGTGGCGTTGGCCAACAACTGCGTCTATGGAGCCAATCAAACTACGGTGAAGACTTGATCTTCAACCCCCGTGGCGGTGCTATGTACTACTGGGCGGTGAACGCCAGCCCTACTGTATTTGATCGTGGCACCATTATGAAAGCGGGAGACTACATTCCCGGGTCAGGGTCGATTACATACGACAGCACAACGCCTTCTGTTGCCAACCTCATCATGGTATCTGACTCATCGCGGTTTGTAATCGCTATGGGCACCAATGACCCAACTGGCGTGTACGCCACAACTACTCAAGACCCGTTGCAAATTCGTTGGTCGCAGCAAGAAGAGTTCTACACATGGACACCTTCGGCTACCAACCAAGCTGGTGACTACCGCCTGAGTAGTGGCTCCGAGATTATTGGTGCTATGCAGACCCGCCAAGAAATCTTGATTTGGACTGACGCTGCCTTGTACTCGATGCAGTACCTTGGCCCCCCATACGTTTGGGGCTTTCAAATCATGGGTAGCAATTTGTCTATTGCTGGCCCCAACGTCATGGCCACAGCCAACAACGTGACCTACTGGATGGGTGCTGACAAGTTTTATATGTACTCTGGCCGTGTGGAAACCCTGCCTTGCACCTTGCGTCAGTATGTCTACGACGACATTAACTTGGTGCAGTCATATCAATTCTTTGCTAGCACGAATGAAGGCTACAACGAAATTTGGTGGTTCTATTGCTCGGCTAACAGCAACACAATCGACAAGTATGTGGTGTTCAACCACCTTGAGCGCACTTGGTACTACGGCACTATGGCGCGTACTTATTGGCTCGACAGCCCCTTGCGTGAAGTGCCAATGGCGGCTGGGTATAACGGCCAACTTATTTACCAAGAGTCTGGAAACGATGACGGCACTACAACACCTGCTTCGCCTATCGAGGCTTACGTGCAGTCCTCTGACTTTGATATTGGTGACGGCCATAACTTTGGTATCGTGTGGCGCATCATTCCTGACGTGACCTTTGACGGGTCTAACTCTGCCGCGCCTTCGCTTGACTTCACTGTGCGCCCACGACAGAACCCCGGCACGGCCTACGGCACATCTGACAGCCCAACGATCACAAGCGGCAACAACTACTCAGGACAGCGCGTGTACAACGTGCAGCAGTTCACCGAGTATGCCTACGTTCGTATCCGTGGCCGCCAGATGGCTTTCAAAGTCAGCTCCAACGACCTTGGTGTTGCTTGGCAACTTGGTACACCGCGTATTGACGTACGCCCAGATGGACGTCGCTGATGGCAACGAACCCACGCAATCAACTTCAAACGGTTTCGCCGCCGCGCTTGCCTGCGGCACCGGTGGAGTACAGCCAACGATATGGCGACGACCTTACCAACGTGCTGCGTTTGTTTTTCAACCAGCTCAGTAATGGGTTGGCGGCGTTGCTTGCCCCCGAAGGCGGTAAGTACATTAACAACGTGTACGCTGCGGTACAACGCACGACAGATAAAACTTTCACTGCTAACACAGCCACGCAAATTACGTTTAACCAAACCGACTATATCAACGGCGCGACCAACGACGGTACTGACGGTATAGCAGTCAACCAAGCGGGTATCTATAACTACCAATTCAGCGTGCAGTGGAAAAACACGGACTCCCAAGAACACGATGCTTGGATTTGGCTGCGTGTAAATAACGTCGATGTGCCCGGCACTGCAAGTCAATTTTCAATCATTGCTCGACACGGTTCGGTTGACGGCGCTGTTATTGCTGCTGCCAACTTCTTTGTGGAATTGCAAGCCAACGACACCGTAGAGATGTGGTCCGCGGTGAGTAATACCAACGTCACAATGGATGCTGTTGGCCCGCAGACTTCACCCTTTCCCATGCCTGCAATTCCGTCAGTCGTGGCCACTCTCACATTTGTATCTTCTATCTTGACATGATAGACTCTGTTAACCCCCAATCCACGAGGCTTCTATGAGCTTTTTGTCCGCAATGCTCCCAACAATCGCCGGTGCTGGTCTTATGGCCGCATCGGGCGGTACCATTAACCCAATGACCGCTGGTTTAATTTTGGGCGGCCTCCAAACTGCTCGTACTGGCAGCCTCAACAAAGGTTTGATGGCAGGCCTCGGCGCTTATGGTGGAGCAAATATTGGTGCGGGTCTTTTAGAAGCTGGCGCGGAGTCCGCCGCTAACGCCGCAGTGCCTTCATCTACGGCAACTCTGAATCCAGAAGTCGCATCGGTTATGGCGAACGAATCCGGTGGCGCGCTATCTATGCAGGAACTTCAGAACCAAGCTACTAAGAACTACGCCGACAAGTTTTTGGAAGCAAAAAAAGCGGCCATGGATGCCGGGTTTCAGAACAATTTAAGTACTATGGGGCAGGGGCTTTCGGGTGCCATGCAGAACCCATCAGCATTTATTTCTGGTAATTTAGGTGGTGGCGCTCAAGCGCTCAAGTACGGTTTGGCCGCTACAGCCCCTGCGCTGATGACGACAACCCAACAACCTCAGCTACCTGTCGGTGATAGCACAATGCCCCAACGTTTGAAATACGAACAGGGTACCGCTACGCCTTTCCCACAACCTGACGTGCCCGGCTACGATGATCTTGGCCGTGATTTTGGCCGTCAAAATAGATTCTTCCCCAACGCTGGGTATGTGAACATCACACCTGAAGAAGCCAAGTCGATCCGTGGTTACGCCGCAGGTGGGTACATGGGTGGCGGCCCAGTTGAAGCTATGTCCAACGCAAACGCCGTGGGCGAGAACACCGGATACCCCCAAGCCGACATTACTGGTCACGCATACGCAACACCATGGCAAACACCCGTGAGCCAAAACGTGGTGGCTGGCACTGCCGACACCGGAGTGAACCGCATGACTGGCCAGATGCTGGCTGAAGGAGGCGCAGTTGAGCCGACCCCCGACTTCCAAGAACCGTACACCGCTATGGCGCGAGGTGGACTCTCTGACTTGGGTTCTTATTCTGATGGTGGCCGACTGCTTCGTGGGCCCGGTGATGGTGTATCTGACTCTATCCCTGCTGTGATTGGCAAAAAGAAACCTGCCCGACTCGCCGACGGCGAATTTGTTGTACCTGCGCGTATCGTTTCTGAACTGGGTAATGGCTCAACAGAAGCTGGTGCACGCAAGCTGTACGCCATGCTGGACCGTGTGCAGTCTGCACGCAAGAAGTCCATCGGCAAAGGCAAGGTAGCCAACAACAGCCGCGCAGATAAGTATTTACCCGCATAACATGCCGTTGTATCACATCCAGCCCAGAGAGCTCCCACAGGTGTGGCCGACAGCCGCGCCCATGCTCCAAAAGGCGATTGATATTGACCCCTCAGCCGTGACCATTGAGCAGGTTGAGTATGCGGTTAGAACAGGCCAGTCACACCTTTTGGTGTGGGAAGAACCCGGTGAAGGCTTGACCGGTGCAGTGACAGTTGAGTTTATTGACTACCCCCGTGCGCGTGTAGCGCATGTGAACTTGATGGGTGGGAAAGGCATCGTGCGAGACCACGTGTTCGCCGAGGCTATGAATTGGATGCGTCTGCATGGGGCCACTAAAGCTCAGTGCTGGTGTAAAGATAACTTGGTGCCCATGTACGAGAAGATGGGCATGACGAACACCCATAAGGTGATGAGGATTGAGCTATGAATATTTTGGACTTGAAACGCAAGCTGTTGCCCTTGAGCGGCCCTCAGATGGACGGCGGCGGGAGCCAACAAACTGGCGGCGGCACTCAAATTCAAGAGCTCCCAGAATGGGCTCGTCCCTACGCCAAAAGCGCGTTGGAGAAGGGCGCAGCTCTATCCGAAAAACCATACCAAGCATACGAAGCCCCCCGTATCGCTGGGTTCAGTCCGCTCCAACAACAAGCGCAGCAGCAAGCCGCGGGCATGAAAACTAGTGCTGCCACCGGTGCAGGTATTGACGTAGCGGGTTTAGCAGCTCTGCAAGGGTTAAATCAAGACTACCAAGGCGGTCAGTTTGAAGGCGGGCGTTTCGGCGGCCAGCAAGCTGCGCAATACATGAGCCCATTCATTGAACAAGCCTTGGCTCCTCAGTTGCGTGAAGCACAGCGCTCGTCAGATATTCTGGGCCAGCAAAACGCAGCCCGTGCTGTGGGTCAAGGTGCGTTTGGTGGCTCTCGTTCTGCGTTGGTTGAAGCCGAGCGCCAGCGTAATTTGGGTATGCAGATGGGTGACATCCGTGCTAAAGGCTTGCAAGACGCTTACACACAGGCAGCCTCACAATTCAACGCCGACCAACAACGTGCGATGCAGGCTCAACAACTGGGTGAACAGTCACGTCAGTTTGGCGCAAACATTGGCATGCAGGGACTTCAAACCGCGCTTACTGGCGCAGGTCAGCTCGGTGCTTTGGGCCAACAACAATTCCAGCAAGGCATGGACATCAACAAGCTGCAATCGGCTTACGGTGGCCAGCAGCAAGCCCTGCGACAACAAGGTCTCACTCAGGCTTACGAGGATTTCCAGAACGAGCAGAACTACCCATACAAGCAGTTGGGCTTCATGTCCGACTTGATTCGTGGCTTGCCTCTGGGCCAGCAGACTACTCGTACCATGTACGAACCAGCTCCAAACGCCGCTCAACAACTGGGCGCTGCCGGTATGGGTCTTTATGGCCTGAGCAAATTTATGGCCGAGGGTGGCATGGCCTACGCCGACGGCGGCTCAGTGGATGCTCCTGATAATGTTCAGCGCATCGTAAGCAAGCTGTCAGACCAACAACTCCAGCAAGCAGCGCAGGCTGCCCAAGCCCGCGGAGACACCGACCAACTTGAAGCCATCCAAAGCGAGATGGCCATGCGCGCTTCTGAGCGCCGTGGTGTTGCTGCCGGTATCACCCCTCAAATGGCTGACCGCATGGCGGGTGGCGGCGTGGTTGCGTTTGCCGGTAAAAGCTCAAGTTTGACTAGCTCAGATGATGAAAGCGAAGACGGCGATACAAGAGAGCGCTATGTTGAGTCTAAAGGTGACCCCTACGTCTACAGCCAGTTTGGTAAATACGGCTTGGAACAACTTAAACGCCTGAACGATTTAACAGCCTACAAGTCTTTGACCCCCGAAGAACGCGCCGCATTGGATAAATCTAACTATGCCCGTATCCAAGCGTTTGCCGGAGAAGACCCATACGCACCTATGGCTGAGCGCATCAAAGGCTACGAAGCCGACCGACTTGCAAACTTGGAAAAGGAAAAAGGTGCCGCTGCGTTCCAAGCCATTCCAGCTATTCTGCAAGGCCGTGGTATCCGCGGTATCGGTGCAGGTTTTGGTGCTCTAGGCGGTAACTTGGCTCAGGTTGCTAGGGCTGATGCTGCTGAAAAACGCGCTCTCGGTAACTTGCAATTTAATTTGGCCGACGCACAACGCAAAGAGCGCATGGCTACTGGCCGCGAAGCTATCGGCTCTACCAAAGATATTGAAGCAAACCGTCTTGCTGCACACACAGCGGAACGCGCAGACATTGCGGCGGGCATCACAGGTGCCGGTAAGTTTGCTCAAGCCTTCCGTCCAATTGGTGCTCGTGGCGGTGCAGGGGGCCCCAAACCACCTAAGCTTCCTGAACGTCTGTACGATGACAACGTCGCTAACTTGTTGAACACCGAGAAACCAAAACCCGGTGAGTCCGATGCCGTGTTCAAGGCACGTATCAACGCTATGGCTGGTGAGATGACAGCTCGACAGGTGAAAGACATTGGCCAAGGCAGAGCAGACGTTGAAGGGACAAAGATTACCGCGGGCGTTACCAAGGAAGCGGAAAAAGCTTGGGGCGACATGAGCAACCGTGAGAAACGCAACTTTGCTAAGCAGAAGGGTATAAGCGTGTACGACGCAAGGGATGCGTTCTTGAAGGATTATGCTGGCCGTGCTCAGTCCGGTAAAGCTACGCCAACGGCTGGTACTAGAATGAAGTTTGACGCGAACGGACAAGAAATCCCAAATCAGGAGTAATCAAGTATGGCTATCGAAGCAGAATTGGCAGATGGCCGTATCCTTGAATTTCCTGATGGGACAGACCCCGCGGTTATTCGGAGTACCGTACAACGAATTGTTGGTGGTGGAAAAGGAACAGCCGCCCCAGCAGCTCAAGCTGCCTCAGCCCCAACCCCAGCCCCCCAAGCTGCCCCC